GTTTTGACTAGGTTATACGCCTAGAAACCGATATGCAGTAAGCACCTTATGGAAAAGAAAGACAATTAAGGAAGAAAGGAAAACTCACTGTCTAGAATGAATCTGCCATCACGTAGATTAGCTATGGGATACGAATAAGAAAAATACTTGACATGCCTGTGCCAATCAGCACGAGAAGCATATGCCCAAGAACAAAGACAATCAAATATATTCTTACATTCGTCATAGAGTAAAGGAACATCTTGTGAATCGCGCAAGTACATTGCCTGTACACCGATTGTCTCTTTGATGCCGATCTTACGAATAAGTGTGATAGCGTCACGCAACGCCATCTGATACTCTTTAAAAGATTCATAATCCTTTGACTTTCGTGATGTCGCACGTATGAGCATACGATATATGTCCAAAGTTAAGAGTCCTTCAGACCAAACAAATCCACAAAACGCATTTGCATCCGGTGCAACGTAATAAAGATCGATTTGGGTGTATTTCTTGCATTCATTCCAACGAGCTAAGGAGAACACAGGTTCAATACACATGTCTGTTATGTCGTCTCCTTGACCGACAATAACGCGTGGACCGGAAACAGAGACGCACCAAAGATGATAAAGCATTGTAACGGTGCGGTTCATTCTCTCTGTACGGGTGCAACCAGAAGGATTTTGATGGGCTGCTCTCACGGCAACATTCTTTCCTTTGAACGCCCCTTGAAACGTGTAGTCATCATACTGTTGCAAGTATGACCAAGGTACGCCGGTGACACGATTTAAAAACGAATTGACCATATAGGCCTCTATTTCTTTCATTTCTTTATCCATCTTAACAACATCACCTAAACTGGGTCTACCACCAATAAAAGAAAGACGACGGAGCTCTGTAGTCATCTCTGTGAGAAACTCTTCACGACTCTGTCCATTGGGAGACATGACATACACCTGTTCATCTTTGCGAAACATGCGGTCTAAAACCGCTGCAATGAGTCGTTCAACGAAAATGAAGGATGTAGTGACAGCTATATGGGCTGAGGCAACACCCTGTCCAACAGAAGAAAGTTTAAAACCTTTTGTATAATTAGCTGGCTTGAGATCGGACTTAACAGTGAAGCGTATTTGGTTCCAATCAAAAGATGTTTCCACAGGTGCACCC